TTAGGATCGATAGAGATTATTTGTAAGAACTCACTAAGAGTAACTACTAATCCGTAACCTTTAACTAACGCTTTAACCCTCTGATAATTAAGTAATGTAGCAGCAGGACTTTGTCCTTCTGTCAAAACTCCATAATCAGAAGCCACAGGTATTGGTACAACTTTCCACCAATCTATCTCATCGCCAGCACCTTGTGGTATATTTCTACTTTTTACAGCAAACTGTTCTAACATGTTGAAAGGTTTCCCTTCCTTCAAAGCAGTTTTGTCGTAAAATATATTTACTAATTCCGCAGCAGTTGATTTTAAATTTGGATTTGTACTAGAAGCATAAATACCAAATAAACCAAATACAGGAAATAGTAAAATATTAAGTATCAATCTTTTCAATCTTGACATTAAATTTCTCCTATTTTTGTTCTCCTCTTATGAGCTATAATTCAAAACCTTTCCAAGTATAGCCAGAGCTTTGTCTGGATCCATCTTGTTAAGTTTCGCTATAGCTTCTGCCATGTTCCCAGTACCAGTAACCTTAGTTTTAGAAGCACCTACGCCCACAACATGCGTAGCCTGTTCTTTATCTTTGTTGCCCTTTTTCTCTTTTAAGCCGTCCATAAATTCTTTTTCTTTGGCTTCCATTAGTATAGGAAATGCCTCTTCTTTGTACATATTAAAGGCTACCTTTATTGCTTTTGTTCCATGTTCTTTCCATAATTCAGGATTAGCCTTTAGGATAGTGTTTACAGCTTCGTGATTATATGGTACGACTTTATCTGCGTTTTCTTTAGTTAGTACATCTTCCATTCTTTCATTTCTTGTTTGTGCTACACTTGTTCCCAATGGTTGGATATACGGATTAATAAGAGCCGCAAACGCTCCCTGAGGATCTTCACCGAGTTTTTGGATGAAGTCGGCAACTTCCGTTGGTGTCCATTTTTTAAGTTGAGGAGCGACCTTAGCCGCAGACATTTCAAGTTCATATTTCTTCGCCAACTCTCTTGCAGCAGCAAGTTCTACCTTTTGCTTTCTTAGTTCTCCTAATTCAGCTGAGTGTGTAGAACTTAATTTCTCTGCATTAATGTACATCTTTCTAAGTTCTTCTAATGTTTTACCTTTGAGTTTATCTGGAAGTTTCTCCTCATCTTCATCGGGTTCCTCAGGTGTTTTTTCACTTAATACGTCAATTATTGTTTGCTCTTCTTCTTTTTCTTTGTCTATTTTTTGTGGTTCTATTTTCTCCACTGGTGTATCTTTCTTTGCGTTCTGAGTTCTTAATAATTCCTCTATCTGTTCTGGTTCTAGGTTATCAAGCTCGTCAGTTCCAGCTTCTATTTCTCCTTCGACAAAGTTTTCATGTCCTTCTTCAAAAGGGATGTCTGTGGAATTGTTGACTACTTTCTTAGCCATTTTAATTTCTCCTTTTTATTGTTTTAGTTGGTCAAACTGTTGTCTGGCTTGATTCCCAACTTGAATTGCCAAGCCCATTTCGGTTGTCAGGGTGTCTAAAATGTGGATTAATGCCCTTGCGTTCTCTACATCTTTTCCCTTTTTTAAATTATCTATTGCAATATTATACTCATTGATAAAAAAGGTTTCTACTATTTTCCAGCCTGGCGAACTAAACAAGGTCACTAGTTTGTCACGATTTTGAGCTTCCTTTAACAAACCTGTATCAATTATTCTCTCCTCTTTCATCTATTACCCCCCATCTGAGTTCCGCCCATGCCACCACTAAGAGGGGGAGCGATGACGTTTCCAGAAGTGGGTTGATCTGGTTGGGCGGATTTTCTTTCCATTTTTTTCTTATATTCATATATTCTTGGTATCAGTTTTTCTACATTTTTGAAGTTAAGAGCTACCCCACATCTCTTTATTACTTCTGCTATATCACCAATCGGCTCCATAACAGGTTGTCCATCTCCACCTATGATAGGTTGTCCAGTTTTTTCATCAATCATTGGCTCTTTGGCTTGTATAACCAATTCAAAAAACTTCAATAAATTCTGCATCTCTATCTGTTTCTCTTGGAATATACTTACCCCTCTTGCGACAAAGTCAGGGTCCCCGTAAAGAGTTATATTATCTCTTGTGATTTTATCAGTTTTATGTATTCTCTTCCATATTTCAGCTTTCTCTTTTCCTAATATTCTGTAAGCAGAAGTTTGAGAGAAAAACTTTGTATCTAATTTATAGAAGATATTTAACATCTTGGTATACGCAGGTTCGAGTACATGTCGTACAACATCCTGAATTGGTTGTGCTGCATTTGCTTGTTGTATCTGAGTTCCGCCCAGTGTCTCATGCATACCCTTAGCAGTTGGTTCTGGAGATATTGATGGCACAGCTTGACTAAGTTTTTGAATCCTCTGATCGATAAAGTTTATATTTTGCATGATTGGGGATAAAGCCGAAGCTGCTGCTGTTGTATCTATAAAGGATATAGCTTTTCTAACATCCTCTACCATAGCATTAGCTATAAATACCTTGCCAGGATATGATACTAATGTACCAGATAAAGTAGATAAAAATGTTGGGTTGATTACAAGCATTGGGTTACAAATTATATTTACAGCATCATTAAATTTGTTATGTAGATTTGTGAGTTCTCGTGCCAATGCTTCAATATCTTCACCTGTACCTACTCCTACTTGTTCATTGACCATCTTATCCTTAGAACTACAGAAGAATATATTACATTTGTATTTATCCTTAACTGCTCTAATTACTACTTCTCTATTAGCTATCGTTACAATAGCCCTCACGTATTCATCATCATAAGGGTCAACATTATAATATTCATCTAATTCACCTTCTAATAAGGACGCAGGTACTTCACCGTAGTATTCCAATAATTCAATTCTTGGATCCAATCTATCTGGTGATTCCAATGATAGATCTACACCTTCAAGTATAAGTTCTTTTTCTGGTTGACTAGTTCCTTTTAATTTATATATATCCTTAAAGAAACCACCCTTTTCTTGTCTCTTCAAATAAGATAATTCTATATCTCTATGTTCTATAATTTTCCAACTATTTAGTCCTCTATTAACTGGGTCTGGATAAAAAGTAGTTATATCTAATACTTCCATATCTGGTCCGTCAAAGATAAGTTCTCCATCATCATCATATTCCATCTTCCAGGGACAATATGCAGCAGTATATCCATACATTTCAAATTGCTTACAATAAGCATCCCATTGTCCATAAAAACCATCTAAGTCTCTTGCGACTTGACGTTGTTGATAGGCTAAAACGCTTTTGACTAATGGAGCACCTTCCTCATCTGTTTCTTCACCAGGCACTATATCAAATGATTCTAAATTATTACTAAATAGTATATTCATATATAGAGGTGTTTTGATTCTTACTACTTCTTTAAATACAGGCATAACGATATTAGATTGCCATGCTTCTTTTGTAGTAATCCTTGTTCCTCTATAATTAGTATATTGCCTTCTCCAATTATCGTGATGTTCCCTCATTCCTTCCTTAGACCGTTCTAACCGTTCTTTTATATATTGCAATAATGCTCTATGTTTAGTAGGTGCTAAGTCCTCTAAGTCGGCAACATCAGTTATTTGTTCCAAAAAATTTGCTATTTCTACCATATTTTCTCCTTTTTTAATAGCCCACAAAGGGATCGCTGTGCTTTATAACATATTGCATTAAGTCTTCTTGTTGTTTAATATAATTAGTTACACTTAATACATTATCTGATTTTTCTGCAAGTCCCAACATTCTCATAGCATCAGCCCCATGCGTGTGCTTATCATTTCTTGGCGTCTGTGTCCAGATTGCCATATTTCTATTCCATGATTTTGAATAGTTTTCCAAATGCTCTATTAACAAATGGCATTTAGTTCTATCAAAATAACTCTTTGATATGAGAGTTCTTGTGGCTTGTATTCCATCCTGTAAGTCCAAACGTGGAACTAATTGAAATATAATTCCATGTTCTCTAGCTATTTCTATTTGTGGTTTACCCTCATTAGCCCATACTCTGGCTTTTAGGTCGTGTGGTCCATAAAAGTTGCCATAAACATATTTTAATTGGTCTCTTTTGTTTTGTAATATTCCAGCATAATGTCCTATGCCTTCTCCACTATTTTCATAGTAGTCTATCATGTGGTACTCACCTGGAAGTTTTTGAAAGAAAATAATAGCGGTTGAGTCATCAATACCAACATCCCAAGCAGTATGAACTGGCAATGAAGGGTCATGTGGAATATTCTTTATCCTTCTACCCTTCCAAGCATCATTCATTAGACTTGCGTAATAAGCTCCTGCTGTTCCAGATTCAAATGAGCAAAAATATTCCTGTAAGATAAATTCTTCTTCTACTCCTCGTCTACGCAATGAATCAATCTGCTGATGAGTTATAATAGGACTACCATCTTCTCTACAAGTATCATCAATAGTCAATAGCATTGAAAACCATTCTGGATCATTCTGTGCGAATTTCCATAAATTCCATCCGTGATTTTTTCCATTTGGTGTATAAAGAAACTTAGCCCATCCATCGTTCTCTAATAATATGGGTTCGATGGTTTCCCAAGCTCTGGGATCTTGCTGAGCATACTCAGAAAATACAGCCCCTACACAGTTTGTTCCACGTGCAGCATCAAAATCATCTGTGCCTATAAATTGAATAATAGAACCATTTATTAACTCTACTGACATTTCAGTACTATTAATCTTCGGGAATCCTTTATTTCCTATAGCTATAAGGTCTCTTGGTATATAACTAAGAAATCTTCTTCCTGCTACTGGTGGGTGTGCTCTTGGGTCTCCCCCTGTCATACCTTTCCAAATAACCTTTCTT